TTATGAAATAGCATTAACCATAAACTATATCCTGCTGATAGTGTAGATATTCCTAGCTGTCTAGATTTTAGTATTACACTATAGTCATGACTTCGTAATAAAGTTAATGTTGATTCTTGAAAAGGGTAAAGATTAAATTTTATTTTACCTTTATGTGGGTGTTGAATATAACAATACTTTTTCATAAAATGTACAGGATCTTTTGCACATTTTGAAAATTCTAATTTTATTACGTCTTTTAATGATTTAGCCATATATAGTTCACCACATATATAAATATACGGAAATAATATTATATTTCCAACTTATTAAGGTAAACTATAATCAATAACGTGTATAATAGCTATAGTTCCAATAGTACCAAATACTATACCTGCAGCTCTCGAATTCCACCACCTATCTCTTCGCTCTAATTCTTTTCGATATAGATTAACGTTATCATTCAGTAGTCGCTTTTGATCTTCGAGCAAGCTTATCTGAAGAGAGTCACTAGACATTATCTTTTTATTTACATCTATAATATTATTTAGATCAATAATATATAAGTCCTGTTTAGATATTACTGAATCTAGTGATGTAATTTTAAGTTTATATTTAGTATTTAGTTTTTTAGATATTTCGTAAGCTGATTTATAGTCTTTTGTTTGTGCTGAACTTATAAAACTAAAAACTACAAATATTATAGTTAATATATTTTTCATATAACCCTTTTATAAATTTTTTTCTGCTTCGGCTAAAGCTGCTTCTAAGTCTGCTATTGCTTGATCGTTCTTTTTTACGTTCTTTTTTGCTTCTTTAACTTGCTTGCTTCTACCATCAGCAGTTTTAGTCAAATCAGTTAACTCGGTTGTTAATTTTTCCTTTTGAGCTTTTACTTCGGTAATCTGAGTTTCTAATTCTTTTATTTTTTTATTATTTTTTGCTATTTTAGGATTTACTTTTCGCTTACTCATAGCTTTAGCAGCTAAAAGTATTCCTAGGATTGAAACTATAGCACCAAAAACTATCTTCAAATATTTAGTTATTTTTTCCATCTATATTCTGCTCTTTCCCGGGTTTACTTTTCATTTTTCCAGGATTAAATTTATATTTTTGATTTATATATTTGTTAAAATATTCGTAAGTTTGAGTTAATAGTTTTTGATTATCGTCTAAACCTTTCATTGTAGCGATAATTGTATCTCTATCTATTTTATTTTGCTCTGGTGATTTTGCAGGGTCATTTGGTTTCATTAAAAATGGAATATAATTAGGTAATGATCCCAACGAAGTCTGCATATTCATTACATAGTCATTCATCGACTGAACCATTTGAGATAGCTTTTCATCACCTTGTTGTTCTTGCTCTAAAAGCTCGAACTGTTTTCTACGCCATTTTCTGTCATCCCACGTCATATTATTGCCCAACGTTTACACCTTTGTTTGAAACATGCTCACCAACATTTCCTGCTGCATATATTCCAAATACCCATTTTACAAATTCAGACCACTGACTAAAGTCAGCTTGATTCGTAGCTACGAATACTATAGATGCTAAAAATAGTATCATAGCAAACATTAACTTTTTACTCTGTAGTTGTGTCTTTATCATTGACATAGTTTTTATCTCCTTGTTCTAATTTTTCTAACAGTTCGTCTTTGAACTTTTCAAATTGTTTATCGATCGTATTTTCGATAGCACTTACTGATTGGGGTAAATTCCATTTATCTATAGTACCATCGCTATTAACAAATTCAGTTTTCGTAAATCTAGCTTTTAACATCTTGACGTCTTTTTCAGCATCTTTAAGAAAACTTTCAACATTTTTTCTAATTTTTTTACGTTCCCATCTTTCATAAATAGGTTCATTTTTAGTATATCCTTCACATATCATAAGGGTTTCTTGTTTTACAACACAATCGTGACAATGCCCTTCTTTATCTATAAATTGTTTATCGAAATTAGTAGCTTTTTTATTACATTTTGGACATAATGTTCTATCCATAACTTTTCTTATAGTACTCAATTTACCAACTTTTAATTTATACCCGTTTTTTTGAATCCATTTTTGACCTTTGTCATCTATCCAGCTATCGCCTATTTTTCTTTCTAGCGTTTTTTTCTCGTAACCTTTACTTTTTCGAGTTTGAGTTCGGTGTTCACCGCGAATCATCTGATTGATAGCTTTTACATTATTTAATTTCGACATAACTATTTACTTTTTTTATTTATTGCTTTTTTAATATGTTTTTTTACAACTTCGTTAACGTCCTGCTGTCCAGGAACTAATTTTTGTATTCTGAATTTAAGCATCGGTCTACCATTAACTGTAGGTTGACCTTTATCGTCAACACCAAATTCTTTTACTACGACCTTTTTATTCTTAAATCGGCCAGTTAAAATTGTATCCCCTATTTGTAAATCTATATTCATATATTATAAGTATAGAGTTTTTTAGTAAACCCTATTTAGAACGTCATCATTCCAGTTATTTGGTTAATCGGTGCAAATGCTCCTGTAAGTTTATAAGTATTTCCTTTATATATAAATACTAATCCTTCGCTAGGAACTATAGACTTAAATCCTCCTATCGCTTCTATTTTTGCTAGTTGAGCAGTCATTCGATTAAGTTTTTTTAAGTCTCCTCCTTTTCGTACATCAGTAATAGCTTTAGCTACTTGCTTTCTTATACTCTGAACAGCTTTATCAGGACTGGCAGCAAGAAACCCTTCTACATTTTTAAGAACTTCTGCACCTAGCTGAAAAAATAATGTCTCGAAAGGAAACATATTTTTCTTTATCTGATCAGCATGATTTTGTTTATCGAAATCTTTTAAGGCTGCTAATAGGTTTTCGTCAGCAATATTCTTTTTATCTAATCTAAACGATTTATCGAAGAACGCCCATCGTTTTATTAACCCGGTTAAGATGGTATTGTCTATTGCTTTGAATTTTTTTGATATAAAATCTCTCCACCACTCCTGATGATAGTCACCAAAGGTGTTACTGTCTTTCATTTTATATTTACCCATTAGTTTTGATAACCTACTGATAAAATATGATCGTCTAGCTCCGAAGTCTTGATGAGGTTTTACTTTAAGAACTCTAGGACCAATTATACTAAATCCTTTTTGAATACTTTGATTTATTTGAGCTATCATTCCTGCTAATATTCTAGCTCCATCTCCTACTGATCCTATAGCTCTACCATCTTTATATTTTAAGACATTATGAAACTGTAAGTATGGAGCATCATATACAATAACATTAGCAGATGCAGGATACATTATCTCCATATTTACCCAATTATTTCCATTATCGAATATCTTTTTCTTTTGTTTATCAGATAACCCTCCTATAGCCTTAGCAAGATCTCTCATAGCATAGTTAAATGCTTTTTCTATATTACCTCTATTCTTAAATTTAAGTTTTACAGCTTTTGCGTCCATGCCACCGCGCTTTAAGTCTCCAGTATTTCTCGCTGCTAAAAGTTTTTTGTTCCAGGTAATAAATAAATTTTGCCCATCTGTTTTTTCAGTAGCAGAGGACTCTAAATCAAGATGACCTTGAAGCGCATTGTTAATTATTTGCTTAAAATCACCGAAAGTTAATCCTTTGTCATCGAAAGGATGTGACATATGACCGTAAGCTCCACCTTCCGAGATTAAATATTTTACAGATTCTGCTATAGATAAATTTTTAATATTTTTTACAGCTCGTTTAGCCGAGGTAGAAGGCTTATTTACTTTCGCTATAGTATTTACCATTTTTGTAATTTTTGTATCAGGCGTATTCGGCTCTTTGATCCGATTACCTTGAACATTTTTCCTCTGAGTAGCTGGCAGACTATCTATCCAAGATATTATTTCCATACCAACGCTTTGAGCAATACTAGTTGTTCTTTTTTTCCACTTTCTATAAGCTGAGGAAGTACTTAAGTCAACCTGATTATTCGGAGATTTTACTCCTTGATCTCCAGCTGGGAAGTATGAAACTGCATCTACAGGTCCTCTTGGATAAGCGGTATCACCAATATGATCTTCGGGTGTGGGTATACCGTCTCTAGAAGTTACATCGTATCCTGTACCTAAATCTAATAAATGGTTAAGTACAAGCATACCCATTTTTTCAGCAACCTTTTTTTGAACTCGTTTATAACTATCTAAACTACCGAATCCATGAGAAGGACCATCATCTACTTCAGTAAACTTTGCAGCTCCAGTAGTAGATATCTCCTTAATAAGGGTGGGAAAATCGTTTTCTATAATAAACTTTTCTATTAGAACTTCGTTTAAGCTTTCTAATCGATTAACTATCCAATCATAGTTTTTTAGATTAGACCTTCCAAATATACTTGTAAATATTTTTTTCTTTTCAGCCGGTTGTAAGTTTTTATCACCTAATACTGCTCTCAATGTCGTACCTGACATTTCACCGTATCCCGGAACGTTCATACTAACGTGAGGAGCAATAAAAGTATATGCGCCATCTTTATATCCAACTTCAGCTTTACCTTTCCATGGACGGAAAAATTTACCACCTAACCTACTAGCATCTTTAGCACCAACCATAAATACAACAGCTGTTGTTTTAGGATCGTACTTTT